GGCCCCACCTGATACGCACACAACAGGCTGAAGTGGTACCATCGCTGGCAGTGAGCCTGGAGGGGTGGCCGTGTATCTGGGTGGACTGGTCGGACTGATCGTGATCCTGCTCGCCATCCTGATCATGGTCGGGGTGCTCTCGCTCTCGAACATCGTCGTGGGCGGGCTGTTCCTGGCGCTCGCCGTCGGGTTGTTCGGTCCCGTCCTGGATCGCTACACCACGCCGCGCCCGTAGTCGTCGTCGTGTTGGTTGAAGTTGGAGCCTGAAAACTGATGACGGTCAGTCACACCGTCGAGGAGTACGCACTGGCCCTGCGGGAGTCCAGGGGGCTCGTGACCCACGCGGCGAAGCGGCTCGGCGTCACCCACGAGGCGATGCGCCAGCGCCTGCTCCGCTCGCCGACCCTCCAGCAGGTCCGCGCCGAAGCCCGTGAGGCGCTGATCGACATCGCCGAGTCGTCGCTCTTCACGCAGATCGAGGCCGGCGAAGCCTGGGCCGTCTGCTTCTTTCTCAAAACCCAGGCGAAGGACCGCGGCTACGTCGAGCGCACCGAGGAGCACCGCGCCGTAACGGGCGACATCCGCGTCACGATCAGGACCGTTGATGACCGTCGAGACCCGTCGCTGGACTGACGTTGGCATCGACCTCTCCGCGACGCAGCGCGCGTTCGTCGAGGACGAGCACCGCTACGCCCTGATGCTGGGCGGCGTCGGCGCCGGCAAGTCATTCGCTGGCGCGGTCAAGGCGCTCCATCGGTTCGCAGTATCTGCCCGACCCTCGCTCGGCATCGTCGTCTCCCCGTCCTACCCGATGCTCCGCGATGCCACCTGGCGCACGGCCCTCGACGTCTGGGCGCCACTCATCAGCAAGGCGACCGAGAACACGATGCGGATCAGCTTGACGACCGGCGACGAGGTGCTGTTCCGCTCGTCCGACGACCCCGACCGACTGCGGGGGCCAAACGCCGCGTGGGCCTGGATCGACGAGGCCGCGCAGTGCCACCCGGATACCTGGCCGATCACCATCGGGCGCCTGCGCCAGTTCGGCGAGGTGGGCTCGGCATGGGTCACCACCACCCCCAAGGGCATGAACTGGCTCTACGACGTCTTCGTCACCAGAGCGACCGACGAGACGGCCGTGTACCGCGCCGCCACCTGGGCCAACCCCTTCGTCGACGCGGCCTTCACGACCTCGCTCAGATCGCAGTACAGCGGCGACTTCGCACGCCAGGAGATCGAGGCCGAGTGGATCAGCGACCAGGCGGGGGCACTCATCGAGTGGCGGCACCTCGAGGAGGCCAGGACACGCCCAGCGGCGTACGCTTCCGATGCTGGCCCCGTGATCGCGGGCCTCGACGTCGCCGGTCCTGGCGAGGACGAGACCGTCCTGGTCGTACGCCAGCGGGAGGCGATCCTCGATGTACGAGCTTTCGGGGCTGGTGATCCTCGGGGTGACGTGCTCAGCGCACTGCGACCCTGGCGCCATCGCGGACTTGATCAAGTCCGCGTGGACAGTGCTGGACTCGGACACTACTTTGCTCGGCATCTCGAAGACCATGGACTGCGGGTGCGAGATGTCAATGTCGGCGAAGCTCCGACGACCGACGACGCCCGCGAACGCTACGCCAACTTGAAGGCAGAACTCTACTGGGCCCTGCGTGAGCGGTTCGCCGACGGCGACATCTCAGGACTCACCGACCGCACCATGACCGCGCAGCTCGCCGGCCTCCGCTACGGCCATGACAGCCGCGGCCGCGTCAAGATCGAGTCGAAGGACGACGCCCAGAAGCGCGGCGTCAAGAGCCCAGACCGGGCCGAGGCGCTCATGTTAGCGATGGCGCCGGATGACCCGGCGGCCCTGCGAGCGCGGCTGTACGGGTTGAAGACGGGAGGGCGACCATGACGCAGGAGCCGACATGGACCGGCCGCTCGTACCGCTACCGCGTCGAGGACCTTGCCCCCGGCATCGAGTGGCGCCGGTCTGTCCTGTCCGTCCCGGACGGCTGGAAAGCCTGGGCCTGCCTGACGAGCGAGCACCGCTATCACCGCACGAAGGAGGCGGCCGCTACCTGCGCGGGGATCATCCTGCCGCGCATCGAGCAGTGCCAGATCATCGGCGGCGCCGTCGTCCTGGACCCCGCCCTGCTGCGGGCGCAGCTCTACGGGTTGAAGACGGGGGCGGCGCGATGACGTCGACGCAGTCCCTCGGCTCCGCTCGGGATATGTTCCCGCCATGCGCGGGCGACTCCATCTGGGATAGGGGAGCGAGGAGGGCCGCGGGCTGCGATCCCGCGGTGTGTGCGATCACGGCGATCGTCCAGCCTGAGCAGCCCGACGACCTGCCCGCCCTGCTGCTCGTGACGCATACCATCCTCGCCCGAGACGGCCTCCCCGATCACACCTGGCAGTGGCCCGTCATCGGCGACCCCTCGGCCCCCTACCGCGGCGTCTCGCTGGAGGAGCGGGCCGACGCCGTGTCCGCCGCCATTCGCTCGGGCGTGCAGCGCCACCATGACGAGGTCGACGGCGATGGCTGAGCGCAGGCCCGGCCCCGAGGCCCGTCCGAAGGACACCGACGCCCTCCGGTTGGATGTCGACCCGAGTGGTGGGCAAGTCGTCGCCCTGTGGAGATCCACCGAGAGCCGGTTCCCCGACTCCAGGAAGACGATCAGGCGCGCTCGAGACCTCGTCAACAAAGCTCCGTCGACCATGCTGGACCCGTTCGGGTCGACCACCGGCGGGTCGGTCCCGTTCGCCCTGCCGCAAAGAATGCTTGCTGTTACCATGACCAACTCGTTGTCCAGCCAGTATGGCACGCCCGAACTTACTCGGTATGGGAAGCCCGTGGCCTCCGACAAGAGCGACCAGATCGAGACGGTGCTCAAGGCCACCCTCGACCGCCTGTTAAGTGTGCCCGACCTGTTCGGCAAGGCGACGCAGGACGGTCAGTGGGGCATCGCCGTCCTCCCTGCTGGCGCCGAGTGGGACCACATCCCGCTCTACTCGGCCGAGGGCTACGACCTCGACGCCGAGGACCGCTCCCCAGGCGACGCCGGCTACACCTCTCGTGACCCCGCCCGCTCGCGCCGCGCCTTCGACAGGGACTACGAGGCGTACTGCGCCAGGTGCGACTACGTGGCGATCGACGTCATCGACCCGACCGACTGCGCCCCGATCCTGACCAGAGGCACCCACGGCCGGCGGTTCGCTGCCAGAGGCCTGCTCGTCCGACGCCTGTTCGAGCGCGAGGAGCTGTTGGCGCAGGGCTACCGCTCGCCGGCGCTCTCTGCTGAGAAGTCGACCCTGATCCCCCGCGGGGACAGGGCCACCGCTCGAGGCAAGGGCGGCAAGCTCTACCTGTACACGGCCTACGTGAGCTTATGGGACGAGGACGACGAGTGCCTGGTGCCGTGCATCGTCTACTCGGTGGCTGGCGAGGACACCAGGAAGTTCAGCCCCAGGACCGGCGAGCACGACGCCGCCCTGATCAACCTCAGGGAGGAGTGGGGCATCGAGACCCCGATGTGGGGCTACTACCACGGCCTCAGAACAGCCGACCCTGACCCAGACAAGGTCGGCCTGCCGTTCCTGGACGCCTACGCCGGCCTCGTGCTGGCGCTGGAGCGGATGCTGGCAGCCAGCGTGGCCCACGCCGAGCGCTCGTCGTTCAAGGGATCGTGGGTCGAGCCAGGCGAGAACGTCCCGCCCGAGGCGTACACCGAGACCGTCGAGAACCAGCTTCGCCTCAAGAGCTTCGACGAGCCCGTCTCCGGCGAGTTGATGACCGCTCCTGGCCGGGTGACCCCCGTCGCTCCACCGCCGCTCGGGACGGCCGCCACGCAGATGATGGCGGCCCTGATGCAGCAGTTGCAGGTCACATCCCCCGACCCGGCCCAGCCGGCGGGCTCGGGCGCCTCGGGCCACGCGATGTCGCTGGCCTCGGGCTTGATCGAAGCGGCCCACTCGGACATCCCCAGGGGCGTCCTGGAGTGCTACGAGGACGTGGCCTCCTGGGTGCTCGAGTGTATCTGCGCTGTCATGAAGACGAAGCAGGTCCCGTACGTGATCGACGCCAACGAGGAGCTGCCGCCCGACGAGCCTGGCGAGCGCAGAGCTGTCTCCCAGCGCTACGTGCTCTCGGAGAAGGACATCGGCGACAGCTACCACATCACGGCGACCTGGAGACAGCGGCCCGATCCTGTCAACGTCACCCTGGCGATGGACCGAGCGACCCAGGGATTCGCGTCCATTGTCGATGTCCTGGAAGCAGCCGGCGAGACCAATACCACGTACAAAATAGCAGAAATTTTATATTATCGTGCAGTGATGACACCCGGCACTCCAGAGAATCTGGAATTGTCGGCCTATGTTGCTCGTAAACGGGGTGAAACCTCGCGGGCCGAACAGTTGGAGATGGAAGCGAAGGCGCTGTTGGAGCCTCAAGGGACGCCGTCCGATGCCATCGCCCCCGAGGCCCAGCAGATGGCAGCGATGGCCGCTGGGCAGCCCTCTGGCGTTGCGACGGGCGCGAAGTCCAGCATCGCCGCCACCGTGCAAGGCGCCCAGGAGGGCGGGCCAACGATGTCCGACCAGCAAGCCGGGGCCGCGATGGGCGTCAGAGCCGCCGTGCCGCCGAGCGTCGGGAACGGGGTTCCGTGATGACCGACTGCGACATGGTGGACTATCGGGCGTGCGTGAAGGCGCTCGAGGCCGAGCTGAGAGGAGTGTTCCAGGGGCCGATTGACGGGCCGGCGGGCCAGATAGCCCACTCGCTCGCCGTTCGCTACTGGGATGGCGGGATGGCGGCGGTCCTCCGTGCGACCGACGACGAACTCCTGACCACGCACTACTGGGGGCCGGGCAAGCTGGCACGGTGGCGTGCGGTTGTCCCCGAGCCCGTCGATACCCGAGACCCCGCGTGGATTGAGCACGCCGAGATGGTCGCGGGGACGCGCTGAGGATGGACATCCTGCTATGCCGAAGCCACTGACCACGGGCGGCATGCACCTCACCCAGGTCTACGGGTCCGTGGCCGAGGAGCTGAAGCGACGCATCGGCGACGCCCAGGCAGCTCAGGCAGGGCCGCCCACGTCCGAGGAGATCGTCCCGTCAAGCGAGGAGCTGCAAGTCAAAGCCTGGAACGAGCGCAACCCCGCGGCGACCGACGAGGCGATGCAGCAGCTCGCTGCCCAGAAGTACCAGGAGCACGTCCAGTCTGGCATGCCACCCGATGTGGCCCAACGCGCGACGGCCGAGGACCTGACCCACTTCAGGTACGGCAACCGCCTGAAGCTCTACACCTACGGGCAAACGGACTTTGCCGAGCAGGTCGCCGAGGCGAAGCGGCTCGCAAAGCTCGCAGCCAGGGAGAACACCCCGGACCCGCCGCTGCCGCCGCCGACCATGCCATCCGCAGCACTGACCAACCTCACGGCGATGGGGGCGCCGCTCCCCGAGACCGTTGTCCAGCCGTCCTCAACACCCGGTGCCGGCCCTCCGCTACCAGGAGGCGACCCGTTGTCCGGCGTTGGACAACGGCCGCCAACACCCGACAACGGGCTCCCGGAAGCCGGCCCAGGAGGGCCCCCACCACCTGAGATGGGAGGGTACTGACCGGTGTCGATGAACTACGACCAGGACGCCCTGGCCCGCATGTACAACAACGCGGGCAAGCTCGAGAAGCAGAAGATCGAGCAGACCTACAAGCTCGGCAAGGAGGAGATCAAGGCCAGGCTCAAGATCGCCTCCCAGAGCTCGAAGGACACGCGGTTCGGCATCGAGCAGGAGCGCGACGCGGCTCGCGAGCGGGTCGAGCAAGCGCGGCAGGAGATGCTCCGTATCGGCATCCCCCAGATGGAGATCAACCGGTTCGTCGCCGAGTCGACGGCCGAGATCGCCAGGCAGGAGCTCGGCCTCAGGCGTGAGATCTTCCTGGCCGAGTCGGGGCTCGCCCGCGACCAGCTCGCCAAAGACATCCGCGAGATGGAGCAGATCGGCATCCCGCGCGTCGAGATCGAGCGGTACGCCGCCGAGAAGCAAGCTGAGCTCGGGCAGCTCGAGTACACCCTCAAGCGGGACGCCTTCGTCGAGGAGCAGCGGCAGTACGGGATCGACTTCGAGGAAGCGCGCCGCCAGTACGACACGACCCACGCCGAGGAAGCACGCCAGTTCAACGTCGGGGCCTCGGGCTACCTGCAGACGGGCGGCACGCTCTCACAGCCAGAGCAGGCCCGTATGAACCAAATTCAGGCCCGCGACGACGAGTTGCGCGCGGCGGGCCAGCCAGGGGTTGGTGGCGACGACCTGCTGGAGCTGCAGCGGTACCAGACGCAGCTCAGCTCGGGCGGCGGCCAGCAGCGCACGCTCGAAGGCCAGGAACTGGACCGCCAGTACGCGCTCGACGTCATGCAGTTTGGGGCCGACGAGGCCGAGCGACGCCGGCAGTACGCGCTGTCGGTCAGCAAGTTCGGGGCGGAGTTGGCAAGCACCCCGGATACGTTCTATCAGAGCCGCCGCTTCCAGGGCGTCGACGTGCCGCGCCTGCTGGGCGGCGCTGGTGCCGCGACGCAGGACGTGCAGGGTGGGCCGACGCCAGGGGTCGCGACGATGGGGGCCTACCTGGGTGGGCAGGATCCGTACGGCGGCGGGGGCGGCCCATCCTGGGCGGGAACATCGTACCCTGCGGGCACGACGTCCCCGTACGGCGGGTCGGCGGCTGGGGCAGCGCAGCCGGCGGCACCTGGCACGTTGGGCCTGCCTGGGACGCCCGAGGACGACCGCGCCAAGCAAGTCGGGAGACTGGCGTCGTTGAGTCCCCCGAGTCCGTACGATGGCTTGAACGAGCAGGACACCAGCACGCTGCGGCTGATGGAGTCGATCTACAAGCAGGGCGGCCAGAGCATCGCAGGCGGCGAGTACGAGCGGCTCAAGTCGAGCGGCCGGCTGGGCTACCTCCAGCCT